GTGATCCCGTTCATTCGACCCTCCGCGACGTCGCGCCGAACTCAATCGGGCGCACCAGTTCCGTTTCGCTGTCGATCCGTGATTCGCCGACATTGAGCACGGCCACGCCGCTGAAGGTGATCCGCCGTCCGCCGTCAAGCTCGACCGTCACGGCGCTGTTGCTGATCGACTCGAACGGGTATTCGGTTCCGCTTGTCGGCGGGACGTAATCGAAGCCGAACGTAATCGATGGCGTGACCTCGGAAACGCCGACCTTGTTCATCAGCTTGACCATGCGCCGCAGTTCCCGCTGCCCTTCGCGGTAATTTTTAAAGTCACTGATCTGCTGACCGTCGATCTCGACGATGCATCGCGTCACGTACGATTCACTCATGCGCTTCCTCCTGTCTTATATGATGTCGATCCGCGCGGCGATCACATGCAGCCCGCGCACGATGGGCGCGGGAATGCGGACATTCACGCGCGTTGCGTCGGACGGATCGGTCTCGACGATGACATAGTTCTTGTGCTGATCGATGTTCTCAACGATCTCGACATCCTCCATGCGATAGAGCCGGTCGAGCATGGCGCTGCGGATCGCCCGCTGGATCGTGTCGGTGTTCTTTGTTCGCCGGAACGCGGAAAGCGCCGCGACGCACGCGCGGCGCACGTAGTCCATGGCGCGCGGCGTGCCGATGTCCAGTCGCACGGGATCGGCNANCCCGCCCGTGGTGACGCAGGTCGTGATCGCGCGGCAGATGACCGCGNTTTCNGAATCGACGGTGATCGGCGTGACGCCGTTTGCAAGCAAGTCCTCGATCTCGGNCTGCGAGAACCGGTCAACCACCGGNGGCGGATTGATGCCGGAAAGCGCCGCGCCGTTGAGCGGCCTGTTCGGATCGGTCTCCGACGCGATCACCGCGCCGTATGCCGCGCCGACTTCCCACGGGATCGACCGCGTGCCGATCATGTAGGCGCAGGTCAGCCGCCAGTTGTTCAGCGTCGTGCCGCAGAGCGTCTTGGCGTTCGCCAGCGTGCCGGTTTCGTCGGTATACCCGAACGCGCAGAGCGCCGGGCGCATCTCGCGCGGGCCGGAAATGCCGGTGGAATCGTCAAGGTGCGTCTTGATCGCGCCGAGGCTTGTCGCGTCATTGAGCGTCGAAATGTAGACGTCGTATGATCCCGCGTATACCGTGTCGAGAACGCCGTTCGCGCCGGACAGCACCGGATCGTTCGCGCCGCTCGCCATGTCGGTGAGCGTGCAGGTGACCCCCGCCGCCGTGCACTCCCGTTCGAGCGGGATGAAATTGCCCTGGGTTCCCTTGTTGCGCGCCGTGACCGTGACCGTGGCGGTCGCCACGCTCGCCGTGACCGGCAGCAGGTGCGCCACCGCGCCGATGGCCGTATTGAGCGCCGTGGCGATGGCCGATGCCGCCGTTCCCGACGNAATGGCGATGCTGACCGGCGTATTGCCGATCCGTACCGTCAGCGTTCCCGCGCCCGATGCCGTGCCGGAAATGGCGAACGTCCCGGTCGCCGCGACCCCGGAACCGGCGTCATCGACGCCGATAATGGTCAGGTCAAGGAAGCGATTCGCCGCGAACGCCGCGCGCGCCGCGAGGTGCGCGATTGATCCGGCGCCGAAATAGGTCGATGCCTCGGCGTCGGAGTAGACCTTGGTCGGCACAAGCTGTACGACCGTTCCGGTGGATAACCGCTGCGCGATCAGGAGCGCGGACTGGCCGTTTGACGGCAGCGCGCGATTGGTCAGCGCGAGGTTGAATTCCGCGTAGCTGCCGGGCTGTCGCAGCCCGGACGGGATGTCATTAAATTGTATTGGCACTCGTCGCCTCCTCCTGTTGCGTCGGCGGATCGTCCGTCACGATGACCAGCGATCCGTCGGCAAGATGTCGTCGTATGATTCGCGTATTGTCTACAGTCACGGGATCGTCGCCGATCACCGCGCCGGGCTTTCCCGGCCACGGGCACGGCCCGCTCCCCGCCTTGACGCGCAATGATCCGTCATGATTGCTCAATCGTTACCTCGGCGGTTACCTCCGGCGTTTCATCGCCGGGCGTGTGCATATAGTCCATGCCGACGGTTGCAAGATCGGCGGCATCGTCATCGGCGACGACAATGCCCGTGATGGCGACCGCGGTCTTGAATTCTATTGTATAGGCGATCCGTTCCGCGTCCTCGGCGACCTTGGTCACCCTGACCGGCGTGAGCGGATCGGCGGCGATCCTGCCCGCGATGCCGTCGCGGGTGATCGGCAAGCTCTCCGGGTAGGTCAGCACGGCGACGGCGGCCTCGACGAGCGGCCAGATCGCCCCGCGACGGTCGCGGGCGCCGGTAAGGTTCCGCGCGACGACCGTGACCAGCACGGCCAGCGTCAGNTTGTACGATGTCCTGCCGACCACGGAGAACGTCCCGCCCGATACCGACACGGAAAACGAGGGATACTGGATCAACGCCGGGTCATCGGCGACCCGGAACATCCCGACGAATCCGACNNGNTTCAGCGCCTGGATNATCGCATCCTCGATCTCGGTGACATGCTGGTAGTCGCGCAGGTTCATGTATTCGCTTCCATGCCGTTTAATACCCGTTTAATAGGTCGAAAAGCATTTTTTACGNCCCTCACATCAGGCCGAGCTTCGCGCGCGGCAAAACGCGCCCGGAATCGTCCGTCGGCGACCGGTAGGATCGCGCGGAACTCGTCGCGCCCNGATCGTCGAGAATGATGCGCCCGTCGGCGATATGCTCCAGATACCGGATCGCCGCGTCGCGCTCGGCGATCACCTGCTCCGGGACTTCCGAACGGGAGCGCCGCAGATACATACTATGGATCGCCAGCGCGATGGAGGCCTCGCGCACGATCCCCGGAACAGGGGAAAGCGGCAGCGTCGCATGTCCCCGCAGATACCCGTCGATCACGTTCGCCGCCGCCGTCGCCGCGTCGTCGGTGACCGCCTCCTCGATGACGCCGATATGGTCGTCATCGGTGAGCTGGATCAGCGTGTCGCGGCCAAGCCGCGCCTCGATGTCGGCAAGCGTATGATAGGCCATCACTCACCCCCGCCGAAAAAATCCCGCGCCCCCGCCGGTGAAGGCGGAAACGCGGGGCGTCGAAAGGGGGTGGAGTAGGCGTATGAATACATATCAGGTCAGGGCCGTGTCCTTGAACAGGTAGCCGCAGTCGGCGCCGCAGACGCATACCGCGTTTTCCTCGGCGACCTCGTAAACGTCCTGATGGTTGGCGTCCTCGCGCCATTTCGTCACGCGGCGCGGCTGACCGTCCTCGTACACGCCGCGACAGAGATAGAGCGCCGACGGCGTGTTCTTCGATGGTGTATCGGGGACATAGTAGACAAATCCCATGCCATGTCCGCCCGCGGTGATCTCCCAGATCGCCGCCGCGGTATAGTCCGTGCCGTCCTTTTTCTCTTTCGCGGTCGAATAGCTCGCCGGTGCGACGATCACTTTCTCGATGCCGGCGATGGCGGCGATCATCGGCGCGGTAAGGATGCCGCGCTCGGTGTACTGTACCGCGGAGAGCAGCGTCGATTCGCGGCACAGCCCAAGAAAGGTCACGTAGTCGATCAGCAGGCGATTCGGCACGAATCCGGTCGAGGCAAGCACCGCCTTTTTCGCCTTCGCCATGTCTTCGAGAAACGTGTTACCCGCTCCCGGCGCCCAGAGTCCTGCCGCGTCCTCGCCGCCGGACACGCCGTCAAGCCATGTCGTCCCGGCGACGGCGGCCTTCACGAGGCGCTCGAACTTCATGTCGATCTTGTCGGCGCAAAACTGGATTGCTTCGACATCGGGGTTCATCGGCATGGCGCCGATGCCGTCATTGTCGCGGCGATCCTCGTCGGNNACCGAATGGGCGAAGGCGTACTCGGTCAGTGACACGCTGAGGAACGATGTCACCCATCCGCCGCGCGGCGCGACGGCGCCCGGCGCGCGAATACCCGCCTCGTCGCGGAACCACGCGCCCTTGTTGTATTTGCCGATTTTCATCTTCGGCTTGAATCGCTCGATGGTCGGAAACGCATCGCGGGCGACATACGCCGCGTTGCGATATTGTATTGATGCGGTCTGTAGTACGCTCGGTACATACGAGCCGCGCACGTCAGGTTGTGGCATAGTGTTCTCCTATTGTTTGTGCGTGTTAGCTCGCGGCATTCACNTGGTGTACCGCGCCGGACAANANAATCTCTCCAAGTTCATCTTCAGCGCCNCCGACGAGACACCGCCCGATGGCGAGGTCGAGCGCGNCGTCGGCGTCAAGCGCCTTNCCCGCGTCGGATGCGCTGACGTACTCCAGTTTTATCCACTCATTTTCAGCGACCGTCTCGCCGAAAACGATCTTGCTTACGCCGATGAGCATGACGGATGCCGCCTCGCCCGATGCCGGTGCGTTTTGGAGGACGCCNAGCGGAACCTCCGTGGCGCCGTCGGGACGGCGTACCNCGCCGCTTGCCAGCACCACGATGCGAAACTGGTCAGCGGTAAGGTCTTCGCCGGCCGGATACGTNCTGATCAATACATGATTTTCGGTAGCCATGTGTTATTCTCCTCTCNTCTCGATGAGGCNTTGCGCGGCAAGTTCCGGGTTCTCCGCCTGCGCTTCGCTGAACGCGGCGGNGAACGCCATGTTCTTCGTGGTCATTTTTTCTTTCGTGATAACGCCGAGCTNCTCCGCTGCCGATCCCGTTGACGGCGCGCCGTCTTTTTTCGCGTGCTCGGAAAAGAGGTGTGTCGCGGGCGTCAATGACGCGACGAACTTTTTCATCCCGTCAACGACCGTGCTGGTCGTCCCGTCCGCCTCCGCGAATGCCGCCGTCGATCCGTCGGCGGCGACCAGCAGCCCGACCAGCGATNCCGCCTGCGCGGGCGTGATCCGTTTTTGCGCGGTCATCTCCTCGCAGAACGCGGAAAACTCCGCGCGCCGCGCCGACGCGCGCATGCCGTCGACCGCCGTTTCAAGCGTCGTGTTCTTTGCTTNCAGCGCGGCGTTCGCCTCGCTGAACTCCTTGACCTGCGTCATGAGCGCCGTTACCTGCTCAGACAACCTCTTGACCTCTTCGTTCATCATCGCCTCCTCTGGCTGTATGGTGTGTTCTTCCTCCGCGCGTGCGGCGCCGTTCGCCTCGCCCATGTCCTCGGTCATCATGTCAAGCTCATATTGCGGCACGACCGTATCGGCGACCTCGGCGCCATCCTTTTGCATCAACCAGTCACGAATCCGACGGAACGTGTCGAGCATCATGCGCGTCGTTGACCGCGCGAGCCGCGCGTGCATGTCGTCCGACAGGGAAAATTCATAGCACGAGCCGTCATCATCGGCGGAAAACGAGACGGGCGGCAATCCCTTGACCGCCGGGGCGACCGCGCCCAGAAAACCGACGTGCGCGAGCGTCATGTCCGGNCGCACCTTGATCGACACNTGCTTGAACATGCCCTTGTCAACCATGTCGGCGAACTCGGTAACCACGTTGCTCAGTGACGCTTCGAGGTAGGAAACCCCGTCGCGCACCGCCTTGCGAATACCGCCGACCCATCCCCACGCCGGATCATCCGTCCGGGGATGGCCGCACACGGCGGGGATATGCGATCCCAGCCGATCCGCGTTCGCGGCGACCATCGCGTCGATGTCCGCCTCGCTCCATGCGCGGGTAGTTCCCGCCGAATCGGTGTGCGTTCCCGTCTTAAACACCGGAAACCACTTCGTTTTCTCGATTGTCGTGATAGGCATCGGAATCCTCCTTGTCGTGTGGCAATATGCCGGATCGCGCGCGCGGTTTCCATTCCACCGGTTCCGTATATCGGGAGAATGGAAAAAACGCGGCGCTTGCGGTATTTCTTGCGTCGGGCGCGGGTCGCGCCCGCATGACGGAGGATCGGACATGGCGGAAGCATCATTTTTTTCGGCGCTCGCGGCGATAAGCAACCCGTTCGCCCTCGCGGCGATCACGGTCGGACTGGCGTACCTCACGATCCGGCTCATGCTGCGCAACGCCCANCGGCAACGGGAGATCGANCACACGGANCGCATGGGGCAGCATGACGCAATGCTCAAGGCGCACCGCGATGACGTTGACCGGATGTTCACCCTGTTTTCAAAAAACGCGGAGACGCTGGANGAGATCGGCAAGCAAATGACCGCGCTGGGCACGCTCATATCGGGGAATCAGTACTGCCCGCTCATGCGGAGGGCGNCATTCGGCGAAGACGGCATCCCACNCNNGCAAGAAAGCCGTGTGCGGTAATGGGACGCACGCCGGTACGGTACGACACACACAAGAAGGTGATGTTCGACTTCGCCGAGCGGCTCTATATCGATGACGAACTCACATTTGCGGCGGTCGCGGAAAAGGTGGGGGTCTCGACATCGACGATACGGTCATGGTGCACGCTCGGCGCGTGGGCGGGGAAGCGCCTCGAAAAACGTCGCGCCATGCGTTCGATCAGCGAGGACAGCTATGCGCTCGCGCAGGAACTGATGGCGAAAATACGGAACGACATTACCAATGATGACCTGTCGAAGGAAGCGATACGTCGCCTGAATCTGATGCTGGCGCTTGTTGACAAGCTGCCGCGCGTGCGCGAATACGAGCGCAAGGCGATTGAAGACCGCACGCGTGACGCCGCCGCGACGGGAACCATCGACGGCGCGAGCGTGGTGAACAAGATCGAGGAGATACTCGGATGACCGCCGAAAAACAGCCCTACTTCATGCCGTATCAGGCGCGATGGCTCAACGATGCATCGCGCGCCAAGATCTGGATGAAGTCCCGGCGCATCGGCGCGACGTATGTCGTGGCGTATGAGGCCGTGCGCGCGTGCGTGACGGGAGCGGTCCCGGCGGTATGGTTCTCCAGCGCCGACGAAAGCGCCGCGCGCGAATTCATCATCTATTGCGAACGCTGGGCGAAGACCATGAATGTCGCGGCGGAATCGATCGGCGAAACGGTCATCGATGAAAAAAAAGACATCAGGGTATATGATCTCACNTTTAAAACAGGCGCGCGGATTACCGCGATGTCATCGAGCCCGCGCCGATTCCGCTCCAAGGGCGGCATGATCATCCTCGACGAGTTTGCGTGGCATAAGGACGCCGAGCAACTCTGGGCGGCGGCGGTTCCGTGCATCACGTGGGGGTTTCCGCTTCGCATTCTGTCAACGCACAACGGCGAGGGAAGCCTGTTCAACAAGTTCCTGCGCGACATCGCGGCGGGAAAACTCCCGTGGTCGCTTCACCGGACGACCATCCACGACGCCGTGCGCGAAGGCCTCGCCGACCGGATCGCCAAACGCGCGCTGAACGACGCGGAACGCGCGGCATGGATCGACGACCTGCGCAAAAGCGTGGTCTACGAAGAGGTCTGGAAGCAGGAATACTGCTGCGAGGCGGGTGACGAATCGAATGCCTATCTGCCCTATGCCATGATCCGCGCCGTGGAGACCGACTGTTGCGTCNATGACCTCGCCGCGTGTCNCGGCGANCTCTACGTC